TCATCATAAATCCCTTCATGGTTAGCAGTTTCAAGAATGACAGCCATCAGAAACGAGGCAAGCAAAGGAATAACTATAACTATTCCTATGATGGTTGCGATTATTGAAATCAGGCTCATAGGATATCGACCTGATCTGTCAGCTTCTCCAAAATCAAGTCAAGGATTGCTTGTAACTGAGCGTTAGTTATTACTTGTTTACGCTCTAACTCAATTAGTGCATCGCTTGTTCTTGTGGCTTCTGCACGCTGACCTTCAGACACACCTGCTTTATAGTCTCGACTAAAGATGTTGACAGAATTTACTCTTGTGCAGGCACAGTTATCCTGGCAGTTTTTGCAGCTCATTCTGCTCTCCCAGCCTTGACACCTTCAGCAAACTTGTTGAGATGAATAAGCAAATCATCTAAAGCTGTTGTTGCACTTAAATCTATTTGTAAATCCTTGTAACTTGTTACTACGGAGATTACTGCTTCAATAGCGTTATCGCGTGACCGCGTAATTGCCTCAGTTATCACATCTTTTGTTTCAGTCATTTATTTTGTCCCTTCGCAGACAGTTGTTGTTTTGTTTATTCCTTCTTGCTGATATTGCACTTCATAGCAGTTAGATCTGGTGAACATGAAACTGCAAAAGATAGCAGTCGCAATCACTAGCAAAGCAATCAACAGAATGTAATGTCTCACTTCTCCTCCTTGATTAGAGTAAGCAAGTTATCTCTACTAATCTGCATTAGTTGCATTTCGCCCACCCAAATAAAGGCTGTCTTCTCTAGGAGTTCGATTATCCTGGCGCGTTCGCGTTGCTCGCCTTGTCTGCGATAAAACTCTCTAACATTCTCAGCAGATTCACCCATGATATTTACCTCTCCAGTATTCGGCTTCTTCATGCAGCAACTCGTTGAGTCTTCTCTGTCCATAGCGTTTCAGGTAGGTTGCAGAATACTCGTCATCAATCTTGCCAAGCACCCCAGCCAACCAGTAACTCAATCCACCGAGCAGAGAGAGTTTTAGTTTCAGATAGAACGACTTATTTCCTTGTGAATGTTTAGAAGCCATACAGCCATGCCCCAATCAAACCGACACACCACATAGCGAGATAACCTGCCGAAACTAAACCGAGAATTCCTAGAATTGCTTTCATTTGATTAACTCCAAACCTTGAAGGATCTGATGGACTGCACGATTGCGTTGCAGGTGAACTGCTTGAGCGTAGGCCATTACAGCATCATCCCAAACATCGTATAAGTCAGCGTGATTCACGAAGTCTTTGCCTGTATTTATCCAAGCCTTATAGGCGTTGATTGCTTGCAGAAATAGCTCTTCAGTGTTCATTAGTTGCCTTCCTTCAAACAGTTCTCTTCGATGAAGACATGTAGTTCTTCAAAAGCCTCGTTGTATTGAGTGAGTGTGTTGGCTACTTGCATTTGACGATAGATCTCTAGTAAGTCCCAAATCTGTTGCTTAGTCATTACGCAACCACCTTTGCTGCCTCGAACTTGATAAGCAACTGAGTGTGAACATCACAAGTGAATGATGTTTGCTTCTTGTATGCATCCAGGCAGTTGATCTTGTAGTTATCTCCACCAACCCATACAACAGATTGCACTAGGAAATCTGCTCCATTTAGGTGAGTGAACACATCATTGGCTTGTAGATCTGTGACTTCTTTGTATCTTTTCATTTTCTTGTCCTTTGTTTGTCCTTTAGGCTTTCTGCCTATAACTCAAGTATAAGGGCAAGGACTAGCGCAAGGCAAGCATTTAGGAGAAGTTTTTAGATTACATTTTGGTAAACATTCTTAGGGGTAATTTGAGATAGTAACAGCCACGCCCGCTTCTCCTGTGGCATACTTCTTAGACACTTCAAGCCTGACAACCTGCGAATCATCCCCCCAAACCCCTTTACAGGAGTCTAAAAGGCTTCTCGACAACTTATCAACATCAGGGGGAACAGTAGGGTAAGCGCGTTTCACCGAAGGCTTACGGGTTAGATAGAAGACTGCTTCGACCTTGACTGGCCCATCAAACTTACTTAGATCACCCGAATCCTGCATGGCTTGAGCAACAGCATCAGCAACAGCTTTACGCCAAACAGGCAAACCAGGTGAAGCCTCAATAATCAAAGGAATCTTATTTCCCGCAGCAGTTGTCCTCTGACCGACATATTTCTTAGATCCTTGTGGCCGAGGCTCGAACCCGAACACTGTGAAACTGAAACTATTTCTTGCCATAGTAATTCAACATAATAACCGCATACAAGAAAACCCCTACTGCACCATTTAGGAACGATAGGGGCTGACTTGTGAATAAAGCGTTAGTGAGTAATAGAGAACCAAGAAGGAAACCTATAACCCAAGTAGGCATTTAGAAGGGAAGCTCTTCAGTTTTAGGTGCTGAAGCAACAACAGCATTATTGACATCCAACTTGACTTTACGACCTGGCTTACCAGTCTTATCTTCAAAGTCTTCAATCTTTGCTGAAAGTTGCCCTGTAACAGTAACTTCAGAATCAACTGCCAGATTGTGTGCGACAGCAAACCAGACAGTCCAAGTGCGAGTGTAATCTTCACCTGTTGCAGACTTGTAAGACTCGACTAGCGAGAGTCCCTGACTCGAAGCACCGAATACTTTGTTTACTTTACCTGTTACCTTGACTTGCGCCATAAGTTTCTCTTTTCTATGAGTGTTTGAATGTTACTGAAGCAAGTTTATTGTTAGGGTCTGACAATATGTGCATTATTCATGCAGTCCCTATGATTGCAGATTCGCTTTCCTGGCTTCAACAACTGACCCTGCTCATCTATCGGGTTTAGATCAGCATCAACCAAACCATCATGCGGTTCACAACGCAAACCCTTATACATGATAATCCGCTGCTTACGGGCACGACAATTAATACACAACAAATCCTTGCGGTCACGCAAATTATTGGTCACAACCCACTTAAAGCCACACCTGCGACACTCAACCCGATTATCAATCACCACGCTTCTATTGTTCCACAATACGACTCAAATTGTCTTGAGCAGTGAACTTAGCTGCACCAGTCTGACCATGCCTATTCTTAGCAACAACAAGAAAGAAATCCAAACCATTACCAACATCCTTATTCTCCTCTGGTCTATGCTTACGCTTAATCATCAAAACAACATCCGCATCCTGCTCAATCGAACCCGAATCCCTAAGATCACTCAACTGCGGTTTATCATTAGCACGATTCTCAACCTCACGATTCAACTGCACAGCAGTAATAAACGGAATATCCAACTCTAAAGCCATCTGCTTCAAAGAACCAGAAATCGCCCCAACTCGCTCAGTCTTATCTTTATGAGCAACATCATCAGACATCAAACCCAAATAATCAATAAAAACAGCATCCACAGGCCGAACCTTAGAAGCAGCACTAATGTAAGCTCGAACCATATTTGGAGTCAAACGACCAGAAGAAATAACACCCAAATTATTGCCCAACAAACCAGAAGCAGACTTCACCAAATCCCTAGCCCAAACTTCACGCAGAGAACCGCCCGAAGTATCAGTAATCTCAAAATCAAGATCATCATTAGCAATTTTCGAATAATCAATTTCCAACACTTGAGCCAATAAACGATGTTGCAACTGCAAAGCCGGCATCTCCAAACTGAAATAAAGAACATGCCTACCAGCACGAGCTAAAGCAAAAGCAGACTGCAAAGCAACAATAGTTTTACCCTGACCAGGTCGGCCAGCAACAACATAAAAACCACCATTACGGAAACCCCCAATCAACTTATTCAAACGCTTCCAACAAGTAGCCATAAAAGGCGGCCTAGAAGCCATCTCATCAACATAATCAGCCAAATAATCCCCAGGATAACTAATCTGCAACTGAGCCTGACTAGCCGAAACCCTATCCACTTCAGCCAAAGCATAAGCAGTCAAATCATTAACATCAGAAGAAGGATCACTAGCAGACTCCAACAAAGTTGCACCAGCAATCTCAAGCTTCCTTTTAGCCCACATCGCCTTCAACTGATTCACATGCCAAACAACAGCATCCGAACTAAACGGAGCTAAACCATCACACTCAAAAACTCGAACAATCTGGTCAGCCTTTAAACCAGCGTTCACCAACATCACATCAGGGACAGCCCCAGAATCACGAATCTCCCGAATACGACCAAAAATAAGCCGATTCAAAGCATCATCAAAATAATCTGCAACCAACTGCAAATCATCCCAAACCTTCGGAAAACGAAGTACACCACCCAAAACAGCGTTCTCTAACTGCAACCTGGCATTAGTCATCAATAGCCCCATCCATCCAAGAGCCACCATCTGAATCAAGCTGATCCAACCAAGCTTCATTAGCCAACCAATTATGAGCCATTAAAACAAACTTCAACTCACGACCACTAACAGTATCCCTATAAGTCCGCGTAGCGGCTAACAGCGTAGCAATAGAAACATTAGGTGTAAGCATGAACTGGTCAAAAGCCTTCTTACGCGCTTCTTTACGCGGATAAATACTCCAAAAATCTTCAAAATCTTTATCTGTTAGAGATATCTGTTTCTTTATATGTTTAACCCCTGTTTGGTCTAAGGGGTGTCCCCCTGTTTCACCTAAGGG